CAGCTAATTTCTGTAAACCTACTAAAGCATTTTTATCAGGAGTACTTCCATCTCTTGCTTCGTTAAGTCCGGTCACATCTCTTATCATCTGTAAGTAGTACTGATAAGTTTGTATTAAGCTTTGTATTTTAGCACCACCAGATCCAGTCTGTAGTTCTTGTATTGGGACTTTACCTCTATTTAAATCACCATCTTGAGTTAAACTTCTACCTACTACAGATCCAGTTTGAAAATACATATTCAAAGCTTCTGCTGGATTATAATTAGTACCATTACCTAAATCAACTTCTGCTAAACCATCCATGTCTAAAAACACACCATCTGGAACTACCCTAGATAATACTTGTTGTATTTTAAGATGAGTTAATTGAATCATATCAGCAAAACCAGTTATTCTATTAACTAGTGAATCTATACGCCCTTTATACATTCTAGGCGCACATATATTGTAATTCATTTTTGCCTTAGTTGTATCTGCTATAGGTCTAGTTATATTTTCAGATAACCCCCATTTTAACATCATAGGGTGACCTAGTATCTTAGCTCCACTATATAAAGTTTCTATAGTTCTAGAAACTCTTTCAAAGCCATCATTGGGAGGTGGATTAAATGTGTCTTGTTTTTCTAACGCTTTTTCTAAGCCAGTAGATGTTTCTTTAATTTTAAAAACCTGGTCCGAGTAAGTTTTATATTCAAAATAAATCACTTGAACAGTCTGTTGATCGCTTCTTCCGCTCCAGTTTCTTAAATATTCTGTATTTCCAGGATACTTTTGTATTTGTATCATTTCTTCATCTGTAAGATTAGGAAATTGCATTTTTAAATCTGGTAAACTTATAGCTTTTACTTCACCTACATAGTATAAGTCTTCAAAATTAGGGTCTTCAGTGTAAGAATAAACTAAACTGGCTGGATCTACGTAATCTACTACAACGCCTTCAGCTCTATTCCAATTTGTTTTTACAGCTCCAATACCTAACACTGTCAAGTCTTCACAAAATCTTCTTTTAGTTAGTTCGTATTTATTTTTATTTAATACGTCATTTATTACTTCTTCTTCTGCTATTTCTACAGATTGCTTGTAGTCTAACTGGAGATGTAATTTTATTTCTTCTTCAGATTCTAATTGTAGTCTTTTATATTGTGGGGAAGTTAAATCTAAACCTGTGGCTTGATTTATTTGTTGCATTAGCTCTCTTTCTTGAACATCTCTTAATAAATCTTCTGCATATTTTGTTCTAGCTTTTGTAGAAAATGGATCTACTGCAAATGCTTTTACTTCATAGTTTCTTTGAGACATTCCGTTTACAACTATATCAACAAATTTAGATATTACAGGAACTGGTTTCCAGTCTAAATTAAGATAAGACAAGTCACCATTAATAGCTAATTCATCTTTGTATTTCTGAACACTTTGCTCGCCTCTAGCGTATAATCTTAAATTATGGTAGTTAGTAAAATTAGTAGCGTATCCATTTAAATTAGCTCCACTTCTATAGTTTCTAAACCATTCACCTTCTATAGCTCTACCAACAGCAAGACCATATTCTAAAGTAGCTTTCTCAGCATCAGGTACTACCTGACTTGGAAATGAACTATTGTTATCGTAAGTAATTTGATTCATTTATTTATTTTATTATTTTTGAAATTACCCCATCATTACTGTATTTTTTAATACCTAATTTTATAGGTTGATATTTTTTCTCAGGATTTGGCCTGTATCTATTTTTATTACACGCCATTATAGCTAAACCAGAACTTATTGTAGCATCGTGCTTTGTTCTATTATTAATATTAAAAACACCCCAATCTTCTAATGTTTTTTGATGATACATATCTCCAAAACCTTCTTTTGTAATACCTACATATTCCTCTATATAAGACTCTATAGCAGCCGCGTGAGCTTGTTTAATGTCTTCGCTTGAATTAGGTATTCCACCAATTTCTTTTTCTGTCGTAGACAGCTTGTTCCAAATTTTATCTGGTCTATTCATTGAAAAACCTCTATATCCTCTACGCTTGAAATAATACAACAACCTTGGCTTATTGTTTTCAGCTAATATAGGCATACCATAAAATAAGCAAGCCATTAGTACATCTTCAAAGAATATTTCAGCAGTTTGAGGTCTAGCTATATATTCTAAGAAAAAATGATTAGGTGGAGCATCTTCCATAGAAAACTTAGTTAATCCATGTAAAGATCCATTAGAGCCTTTGCCATCAACAGTACCGCTAATGTCGTAACTATCACAGCCAAAAGCTCCAATATGGTCGTTGCCTGGATATTTAGTTCCATTTTTTAATATTATTCTATTTTGCAAATTAATAGGTGGTACCCATGATATTTTAAACCTTCCATTTTTGTTAGGATAAAACTCTACTTTAGTATCTTTAATACCTCTAACCCACTGAAAACTACCTACAGTTACATTAGTTGAATTATTAATTTCTAAATTATAATCTATTTGCTCATATATTTTAGTTAAATTAAATAAACTTTGTTTTGACTCATCTCTAAAAGCATGCATTTCAGTTCTTGGAAACTGACGATAATATTCATTTAAACTATCTTGATCATTTTTTAAGCCTTCAACTTCGTTATTCCAGTGCTCGATAACGCCTGTTGTAATTTCAACACCGTCGACTCCTTTGACTGGATTTTCTTTTCTAATGAAAACAGGTGATCCGTGAGAATCCATGAATCCTTCGTAGTTCCATTCCATAGGGATGAACAAAGAATAGAGTCCAGAAGAAGTTTGTCCGTTACGATTTCGTTTTGTAACGTCTGAATTATAGTATAACTTTTTGAAGTTGTTTCCACCTTTATCTAAAGAATTTGAAGTTGAGCCCATCATACACTTTCCTACGATCCTTGATCCTAGCCTTAATGTAGTTTTTGTAACTCTCCAGTTATTTAATATATTATCAGGTCTTTCCCATTTACCACTTTCATCGTGAGCTAACAACTTTAGCTTTTCACCATCATAAGAGTTGTCACCAGTATTTTTCCAGTCAATAGTTGTATCAAGTCCGTCTAGTTCTCTTAGTTGCTCATTGCTCTCAAGCTTCCTTCTAGTAAGCTTTGAAGCTGGAACTCTGTATGCAAGTTCTGTTTTAGGACGATCCATACCGTCCTGGATTGGTTTGAAGAAAAACGGATAGTTAACGGATATTGGTACGACTTTATCTGTGAACATTTTTTTAGCATCTGATCCAGATTTAGAGAGTATACCAAATCTGGCGTCGCTAGATATTGTTGCTTGGTTAACAAGTTCTGCCGAGGACATAAATGAAAATCCAGATCGTCTGTTTTTAAGATAGCACATCCCGTAACATCTGTTATCTGCCTTGCATGCTTCCCAAAATATAAAGAATAATCTATTTGCTTCTCTATAATCTGGTGCTCCAACATCGATTTTTGACCATTGCAAGTACATGTAATGAGTACCAGTAATATATACAGGACTGCCGTTATTGAAGAAATGAAAACCTTCTTCTCTACGCTTAAATTCTTCGTCAATATAGTCATACCACTTTTCTTTAAATTCAGATGGATATTCTTCCCAGTCAAATCTACTTTTAATTCTACTTAATTCTTTTGGATACTCTTGTCTCTCCCAGCGTTGATCCGCTTTTTTTTCAGCTCGTTTAAACGGTTCATTTGCTGTTGGTAAAGCAATCCTGAGATTCTGTATTTCAATGATTTGTCCAATTTGTCCAGTTTTACTTATTACTATAAAATCATAATCAGAGTTATAACCATACTCCCATTTTTTTAAACGATTTTGTTTCTTTAATATCTTAGGGTTAATTAAATCTTTAACCTCTTTCCAGAGTGCTTGTTCATAGCTCACTTACTTCTCCCTTCTGCAAAACCTTTAAAAGTTTTTTGTTCTTTAACTTCTTTAGGTTTTTCATTTAGCATATCTTCCTCTTCTTGTATTTTAGTAAGTATTTCAAAAGCATCCATTATAGCTAGTTTTTTGGTAGCGGCAGCATTCTTTAATCTATCAGCGCTTACATCGTCGTCTGAGTCAACAATCTTTTCTTTTGCTACCTTAATAAGCTCTTCAATTGCTTTTTGCCCAGCTTGGATTATTTTCTTTTTCGTTTCCTTGGTATTCATGCGTTAAAGCTATATCATTTGATTTCATACAATAAAGTCGTTCACCATCTATTATAAACTCAAATTCAGAGTTTGGGGTGAACGTAATAAGTGTTCCAGGTGTTATTCCTAAAGCTTCTAAGGGCTTATTAGTATATTTTACTATACCAACATTAGGTTGTTCTTTTCTATTCTCTATAATGCTTTTGTTTTTTATTGGCTTTATAAAGCAATAATCTAAGTGTGGTTTTAGATTATACATATAGATTTGTTCAGCAGTGCAAAAATATAAATTATTTTTAAAATAAGTTCCACTATTTTTTTCAACACCTTTAGCGTCATAATATCTTCTTAAGATATTGTGATGAATATAGACTTCATCACCAATATTTATTTTTGTTTTATAAGCAGCTGGAGTCGAAACTACAACTGCTTTTTTGCTTACAAAAATATGATTTTCTATACTTGAATTAATAATTAATTCTTTATCATCAACCTTTTTAATATTTTCATATCTTTTATCTAATGGTTTAATGATAAAATGGTATAAACTTTTCATTAATATTTAAGATCGTATTCTACAGAAACAGCCATATTAGAATTAAACTTTTTCCAAGGAAGAACTTCATTATTTTTTTTTATAAAAATATTATAAGAATTATCTTTACCTTCAAAAAGAATATCACTAATTATGTGACCACCATAAACCTCTTGACCTGTAGAGTAATGCATAGCTTCATTTTTATAATCAGCACCTATACTAATCTTTCTTATCTTCGACATCTTTTTCAACACTTGTATATTCTCCAGTCTCAAGATCTACATTTATAGGTCCATAGCTTGATTCTAATACTTCTTTATAATCTCTTATATCTTTGTTTACAACAGCTATTTCGTGAAGTAGTCCATGTTTTTGAGTTTCTATTAAACCTATTTCATTAACTAACTTACTAAGATTTTTTTGTTGCTCTTTTATAAGCTTTAATTCTTCTTCTTTAATTTTCATTTTATTTAATTTAATTTTCTATTTCTGAAATTTCGCCTGTAGTTATGTTTATATTAACACTTCCATACTTTTTTTCTAACATATCTCTAATGTCAGCTTGCTCAGATCTAGCTGTTTTAAGTAAATCTACATATTCAAGTTTAGTTATTTCCATTTGACCTATTTCTTGAGTTATGTTAGTTACTCTATTTGTAACTTCAGAAACTTCTTTTAATTCTTTTTTAGTTACTTTTTTTGCTTTTGTTTTCATTTGATTTGATTTGATTTTATTGATTTGATTTTTTGTTAATTAGATTTTATATACACATGCCAGCGTCTGTGCATTCTCCATTTGCACCTAGTTCATACCAAACTTTCATTGCATATTGGTCTAGATATTGAGAATAATAACCTGGCTCTGGAAATGCTGTTCCTGCTGCATTAGTATATACAAACGACCCTACAGCTGGTGTAACTGGTTGAGGTGGAAATTCCGTAGTAAAAAATTGTCCGTTATTTTCATCTTCACACGCGTCGAATTCTGTATTTCTTTTAGTTGTTGAAGTATCAAAGGCAGTATAATCCCCACCTCCGCCTTCACTTTTTTGACCGGGTAAATTACTTATTTTAGAGGTAGTTAACCCCATGCCCATACTCATTGTTAAAATAAAGCTAAAACATCTCCTATAGCAGATATACCACTTTTAACTTGTTTTGCTAGCACTGGCAAAAAAGAACCTGCAGTTACACCTTTAAAAACTATAGTTTCTTTACCACCTTCTGTAACAATACCAATATCACTAGCTACACCTACGTATAAGCAGCATCCTCTCATCTCAGTGTTTGGAATATCAATATTGTTAACAGTTGCAGCAAATCCTATTCCACCTGCTGGAGTAACAGAAGCTTGAGTTAAAGCGTCATTTACAGTATAACCTTCACCGTAAGGTTTGTTTGCAGTACCGCTATCAGTTAGTTCATATGAAGTAATTACGCCTGCGTTAACTTTTAATACTTTTACTTTAGCAGCAGAAACTCCCGCTCCAGCACTTAATGTAATAACATCACCAACCGTGTATCCACTTCCAAAATTAGTAACAGTTAAACCAGAATTAAAACCTGGGTTGTCCATTTGTGAAGTATAATTTATGGCACCAACTACTATTTTAACAGCATCATGAGCAAAAACTCTAGGTTCAGCGGCTTGATTTCCATTTAATCCTTTCATTATTTATTTATTTATTTTTGTTATTTTTTCAGCACCACGACTTCCGAAGTATGCTACATAAACTGTTACCAGTAATGTTTTTAATAAGTTTATCCAAGCATCATCTACTTCAAATTGTAAATGAAAAGAATCTACAGCCATCATAAAAACAGCTGATGCAGTTAGAAATACCAAAGCTAGTGGTCTAGTGTTTTTACTTAACCAGGAGTCAGACTTCATATCTGCTCTCCATCTACTAGATACCTCTTTCATCTCAGCTATGTCTTGCTCTATAAGTTTCATAGCCTGCTCTTTATCAACTGCCTTAATCTTATTATCACTTGTTATAAGATTTTTTACTACGCCTAGTGTGCCTTGATTAGGTAGCACGTCTCCAAGAGCTTGTAATACCTTAGGAGCTTTACTTGATAAAAAGGCTCCTATTTTTGTTTCTTTAAAAGTTTTCTTTTCCATTAAAATGAAGCTTTAATAACCCTGTTAACTGTAGGTTTTGCAGTGTTTTTGTTTTCTTTCTTTTTGTTTAAATTAGACATTGGTCCTCCATATATTATTTTACCAGCTTTTTTATTAAGATAATCAGCTTCTAATTGAGTCATTTGTCTTGACATTGGATCTTCACCACCCCTTAAAGTGCTTCCAACTGTAGAACTTATTTGAGTCCCGTACATTACACCATCTCCAGCTTTATAACCGTGAGTTTGTGCAAGACCATCTAAGTATGAGTAATCTATTACTGGCTCTGGAGGTGAAACTGGTTTAGTGTTTTCAACAACTCTATTAGAGACATTAGTTGTAACCTTAGGTTTCGATTGTTTTATAGCTTCAGCTTGAAATTCTGGAAAACTTAAGTTGCCGTAAGTATTCATGTCACGGTTCTCGTAAGCTTGCTCCATGGAAACTTTAGGTTTATTAGCAAAGGGAATTATAGTTTTAACTTCTTTGGTTTCTTCATTATAGCCAGTAGCTGTTGGTGTTTTAGTTACAGTAACTTTAGTATCTTCACCACCTTCGCTTCCATAGTATTTAGTTTTTAAAGTTATAGGAGATATTAAACCTTTTTTCTGCATAGGAGAATAAGAGCACTTTTTCTTACCTATAGGAGACATTTTAAAAGCCATTACCCTTTACTTCTTGATCCAGCAATTCTATTTACAACGTGCATTAATTTTTTCTTTTCAAATTTTGCTTCTTTTTTGTAACCATGTTTAGCATCATAAACAGCGTTAGCAGCATAATCTCTAGCTATACGAGCATCTGTTTTATGAATAGGGCCTTTTTTCATTGTTGCAGCTCTATTGTCTACTGGATCTTCATTGAGTAAATTCTTTTCTTCTTGTTTGCTAGATTCCATTCTAACGGGTGCAGGTTTTTTGTAATTTGGCATAATATTTGTTTTATTTTTGTTTATTTTCTTTTGAGTAAGCTTCTTTCTCCCAAGGAAATATTTTAGATCCTTCGGCAATCCACTTACCATTGTATTTTATTTTTCCGTCTTTACGTGGGTATTTTTTACCATTCCACATAACATACTTATCGTTATAATCTAATCCTTTTTTACCATTAGATTTTTCAAATTTTTTAAACTGTTCGACATGAACTTCTTCATGACTTATAATTTCTTTAAGTTGTTCAGGATTTTTAACTTTGTTATTAACAGTTATAGTGCCATTATTATTAGCTCTACCTAAAACGCCTTCTTCCTCGTCTACATGATAAACCGGAGTTATACTAATATTGTAGGGTGCTTTTAATTTAAACGCCATTACTTTCTTTTACAACCAAAATTGTTTGCGTAATTAGCCATTTTAACAACTGCTGGTTTGTATTTTTTAGTATTTTTCATTATTTTACTAGCAGCTGCACACGTAGATTTACCTGGCATATTTTTTTCTACCCATTTAGTAAATTTACCTTCGTTTTTTTCTTTTATTTCTGGAAAGTCTTTTTTAGCCATTTTCTTTGTTATTATATGGAAAATAATTGTTTAATATGTTTTGTCTATTTTTACAACCACAACCACCCGGGATCATGTCTGCCATTTTTTTTATACCTGAAGCTTTTGTAAACCTGGCTATTGTATCTCCTAATCCTTTATCTTTCATAATATTTGATTTAAAATCGTGAACAACACCATCTTTTTCTAGCAGCTCTACCTCTTTCACCATCCCAGCTTTTTGATCTACTACAAAATGCTTTTTGTCTTTTGTAAGCTTTAGTGCCTACTTTAACATCACACTTGGTTACGGCTGTCTTTAATTTGCTGCCAGGGTTTTTCTTTCTATATTCTTTAACACCTTTAGCAGTCATACCTGCACCTTCTTTTGTGCTTCTAAAATTACGCCCTTTACCTTTTGTAGTTTTTCTTATTGCCATTATTTTTTCTTTTTTCCTTTAACAGGCACACAGTTAGGTACTTTTTTACCGCCTTTTTTCTTCATACCTATAGCTTCATAACCTTTCCAGCAAGGATTTTTCTTTTTTGATTTTCTTTTAGTTGCCATGATTTATATTTTTCTACCTTTTTTATCCACCTTAACCTCTTTTACTATAACTCTAGTACTAGGCTTTTTATTCTGCAGCTCTTCTAATTGTCTGTTTAGTTCTTCTAATTTACCATCGGCCTCCGTACCATCTTTAATCATACTAGCTGTTATACTAACTTCTTCTTTTAGTATGTCTTGAGTTTGTTCAAGCATCTCTACTTGATCTTTCAACTGCATAATCATTTTTTCATTCCACTCTTCTTTTAGTTCATACTCTAAACGAGTGACTTCTACTGGTGGTAAAGTTTTAGCTTCTGCTATGTCTTCTTGTAAAGTATAATACACACCTACTATTGTTGTAGTAAACATTATTATCCCAATTACAGTTTTTATATCAATTTTAAACTCAGTGTTTTCAGATATTTTCATATTCTTTCGTCGCGTCAAATGATGGGCACGCTTTATTAGCAAACTCATTATGTGAATAAATAGTAGCAAGCGGGTACATAGCAATTAATGTTTTAAGCACGTGTAACAAGCTTTCTTTTTGTACTTCTGTTCTAGTATCTTTTGGCGTCTTACCGTCAGCTTCTACACCTCCGCAATAACAAATTCCTATAGAATTACGATTGTGCCCTTTGCAATGAGCGCCTGTTTTATCTATATCTCTACCTTTTTTAATAGTACCGTCGAGTTCTATATAAAAATGGTAGCCTATATCTGTCCAGCCTCTACCTTCAGTATGCCACTTTTTAATAGTTTCTACAGGTATATCTTGACCTTCTCTAGTAGCAGAACAATGTATTATAATTTCATTTATACTTCTCATTTCTTTTTCTTATGTAGTAGTGACCACTTATGTACAGTATAACCTATTGTTAAGCTAAGCAGTAATATTTCTAACATTGGCTCAACCCAGTTTAAAGTGGCTAAAGCAAATGAAGAAGCATTTAGCAAATACAACTTCAAATCTTCCATGTTTACTATTTGTTCGCGTTTAACACTGGGTTTCCTTTGTACTCGCAATTGTCAATTTTTAATGTAGTTTTAATGGTCATGTCTTTAGAGACCATTTTTCTTTCACCTACAGGCTTTATAGCTTTACTAATGTCTATACCTGCTGATTTTTGTTTTTCTCCGTAACTTGGCATAATTATTTATTTTAAAATTGTTCAAAATCTTCTTTCTGCACACCTGGTACACCGTTATAATTGGGATCCATTTTTTTAATTGGATCATCCATGTATTTAGCTATTGAACCAAATTTAGCAGTCATAGTTCCCTGTGATGCTGGTATTTTGTTTGGATCTAGTGGATAACTAGAATTAATAGCCATCATGTCATTAACCGATCTATTGGGTACGCCTGCTCTATTTGGCATAGCTTCTGCATACTCTATTTGTCCAGTTATAGGGTTAACTCTAGGTTGAGGAGGAGTGTTTTCTACAATACCCATATTAATAGGCGTTTCATATTTATTCATATCATCTTGTTTTATCTTTATTAACGTAGTCTATAGATTTAGTAATTACCTTAAAGCTATATCTATTACTTTTTTCTAATTTAGTTGTAGGCATGTCTTCTTCGCCTAGCATAATACGGTACATGCGACTTATCAGCTGTTTGCACTTGAAGGAAACTTTATATATGTGATATTTTTGAGTGGTGTGGTTTCTTTTCCGCCACACTGTAATCCACCCTTGTTTCAATAATCTGTTCCAGCGCCTGTTATCCCAGCTGAATGAGTACGTACCTTTTATAAAATCATCTTTAGTAAACATATCTATAGCATCAAGATATATTAATAGTTCTAAATCTGCATCATTTAAATTATTAGTTTTGCAAGCCCACTTACGTATTATTCTATAATGTTTAAGCAAACCTAGTTCTTTTAAATCGCTAGAACTTAACTTTCTCATAATATAATAACTACATCAAACTCTTTAATAACCTTATATTCTTCTTTGTTTATTTCAATATTAAATCCAGCTGCTTTATCATAATAAACTTCGTCACCTTTTTTTAACACCGATACATCAGAGCCAGGTTCTATAACCTTAGCTCTTCTATATCTAACATCTTCTCTCTGCTTTTCAGCTAAGATTAATCCACCTTTTGTAGTTACATCAGTTTCCTTGACTGGATCTATAACTATAAATTTACCTACTGCTTTCATGCTCTAATGTTGTTAATAACACAATCAGTAGATAATATTGTTGTGGCTACTGAGGCTGCGTTCATTAGTGCACTTTTAGTAACTAGCAAAGGATCTATAATTCCGGCTTTTACCATATCAACCGTATTTCCTGTAACCACGTCTAATCCCGTGCCTTTTACTTCTGGTGTTTTATAATCTTCAACGCCAGCATTTTTAAGTATCAATTTATAAGGCTCTTTAATAGCACAGTAAAGTACTTCTTCGCCTATTGACATTGGTTTTAATTGCTGTGCAGCGTTTAATAAAGCTATACCACCTCCTGGCACTATACCTTCTTTGATCGCAGCTTTTGTAGCGCAAATAGCATCTTCAACTCTATCTCTTTTTTCTTTTAATTCTAACTCTGAATTAGCACCAACTTTAACAGTTGCAACTTTTGCTTTTAATTTAGCTAATCGTTTTTCTAGTCTAACTATTATATTAGAATTTTTAGTTTCTTTAACTTGCTTTTCTAACAATTTAACAATGTCTTTAACATCTTCATTACTAGATAAATCAACTTGCATGATAGTATCTTCATGGTTTGTAACAGCCTTTAAACAGGTCCCTAGGTGTTCTGGATTTATAATATCCATATCATCGCCTAAGTCTTCATTAATAAGTGTAGCACCAGTAACCGCGCATAAATCATTTAGAGTATCCTTTTTACTAATACCATAAACCGGTGCATCTACAATGTTGACCTTTATGTTTCCTTTTACTTTATTCATCGAAAGTGCTGAAACAACTTGTGGGTCAACATCTGCTATTATAAGCAAACTCTTACCTGTCTTTATTACATGTTCAAGAACTGATTGAATTTTTCGAACATTGGGTATTACTGACTCTACAATTAGAATCAACGGATTTTCAAGTTCAGCCGTGCCCTTTTCTTTGTTGGTAATAAAGTGGTTATTTTTAAGAGGCTGATCATACTGGACGCCTTCTATTAATTCAACTACTGTTTCAGGTTGTTCATTTGTTTCCATCATAACAATACCTGTTTCGTCCACTAATGCAAATGCCTCACCTATAACTCTCCCAAGCTTTTTATCGTTATTGGCTGATATTGTAGCCACTTGGTTAATTTTTTTACCTTTTACTTTCTTTGCTGTCTTTTCTAAATAAGCTATAACTTTTTTAACACCTGAGTTAATACCTTCTTTTAATTCTCTTGAAGTATCTAGTTCACTATGTTTGTAAGCTTCATCTAAAATAGCTTTTGCTAATACTGTAGCTGTAGTTGTACCATCACCAGCATCTGATACTGTTCTTTGCGCTGCTTGCTTTATTAACGTAGCTCCAATATTTTCTAAAGAATCTTGTAATGTAACTGCATTAGCTACTGTTACTCCATCTTTTGTTATTTGTGGTGTCCCATTGCTATCCTCTAGTATAACACATTTACCACTTGCTCCTAAGGTTGATCCCACTGCGTTAGTAAGTTTTTCTACCCCAGTTAATATCTGACTTCTGGCACTATCACCAAAAGCCAGATTTTTAACTAACTTTAATTCTTGCATTTAATTTAATTTAATATAATTGATTTTGAATATTTTACTCGAAGGTTTTAACTACTTTCGGTCCTTTGGTAAACTCTAGCTTTTTAGCATAATGTTCAATAGAAGCATCTATTGCTTGTTCTGCTCCAGCTAATGTTTCTCTTCTGGTAACATCGATCCAGTCATCTGAGTCGATAGATTTATATTCGGTTTGTAAAAATCCATTAGGTAATTGAACTATTCTCCAATTTTTCTTCTGTGAGATATGTTTCCAGTACTTAATGGTATCTTCTGTTGGTTGTGGTGCACTAGACCACGTATTGGTGCGGGTATATAAAAACGTCATTTTTTTTTGGTTTTAAGTTAAACGTTGGTTATTTATATTATCACTTGATAATTCGGTTATTTAATTTTTTATTTTTCTTTTTCAAAGAAGTGTAAACAAACGCCGTATGAAGATGTTTGTTCCGCGCCTTTTAAAGCAGTACCTAGCGCTTCCGCTCCAACAGCTATATAAGAATTAATTAATAGACCAAGGAATGAGTTTACGAATAATTTATCATTACCAAGAGCATTGGCGAAATCTTCTTTCGATTTTTCAAATGAAACAAATATTACTAAAGGCGTGCCAGCAGCAATGTTTGCCTGGGTAAATGCTCCGTTGTTAAAGGGCATTTCATTTACCGCATTTTGTGTCCCGCTCCCGGCAGTTTGTGTTCCCGATAGAATTAAAGTACCCGTACCTGGTGATGCTATAGTTCCTTCATATACATTTACTGAAATGCCTGCACCTCCATTAAGCCTAAAAAAATCTACAGTATTTATAGTACAATCGTCTTCAACTACGGTTTGCCTAATATAAGTAACACCAAGTGCACCTTCTTCAGAACCTACGCTACTTTCACCTTCATATATAGTCATAGAGTGAAAACCATCTTTTCCACCACCTGATGTTCCGCTATTTGCTGAAGTTAACCTTCCTTGAGCGTCTACCGTTATATTAGCATTAGTGTAAGAGCCTGCACTAACTGCAGTGTTGTCTAAACTAACTGTTGTTTGATAAGTTGTCGGTGGTCCACCACCTGCAGTAGCTATTTCAGTAGTAATACCTGTTCCACCCACTATATCTAAAGTATCACCATTAGCTATTGTTTGAGTCCCCCCACTGTCAGCATCTGCTATCCAGCTAGTCATTCCAGATGTTGGAGTTGCTATCCAGGAAAATTCTCCTGCACCGTTTGATTCAAGTATTTGATTAGCTACATTAGGCAGTTTGTTAGGAAAATATAGTTTATAACTATCACCTGCAGTAGCCGTATCAGGACCTACTAAAGACACAAAGTTAGTGTCTGACTTGTCATACCAAGTTAATTGACTTGGTAAACCATTGTTACCCATTAGCTCTGCCCAACCTTCGATCGTAACTACTTTAGTTGCTAAAGAATTTTGTTTTATTACAGAATTATCAAGATCTGTTGTTGTGTCCCAAACTGGTATTCTACCTATTGTACCTGTTCCACCAACTGTTCCGCCACCAACGTCATAATTAGTTGATCCTATAGTTATAGTTGTTAGAGCATTTCCACCAGATCCTGGATTAGCTACTACGTTTGTACTGGTTGGTGTAGTTATAAAATTTAAGTTTCCACTTGCGTCAGACTCTAATATTCTTCCACCTGCTACTGGAGTAACTGTAGTAAGTAATTCTGGTAAAATTAATTTATAAGAATTAACTTCGTCTGATGGTGGAGGTCCTTCTATGTCAACAAAATTATTATTACTACTACTATACCACCTTACGTTTGATTCTTTATTAGTACCTGCTGATTTTATTTGAAGATCATATAAAACACTTACTGAACCTGCACTTTCTCTAGTTATAGGTGAATCACCTAGTGTTGTTGCATTAGTCCAATATGGTACTTTATTTGCAGTTCCGCTTCCACCAACAGTACCACCTGCTACAGCGTAGTTAACTGATCCTATAGTTATGGATGATAAAGTGCCTGTTGTGCTTCCAGGATTAGCTACAACTGTAGTTCCACTGCTTTTTAATACTAGATTAGCATCAAGAATACCACTTTCAAACCAATACTCAACAACTGTAGTTCCGCTATTGGTAGTATCTACTAAACCTACTGTAAGACCTTTATATCTAAAATTTGATGTTACTTCGCTTAAAGCAAGTGTTCTAGCAGCTGCAATTCCAGAACCTTCAAAAGGACCATACTTAACATCTACCGGAGATACTGTGGTTATTAGTACGCTACTCGCTAATTCTATTCCTGTTAATGCCATTTTTAATTATTTCTTAATTGTAGTGGTGAAACTGTAGATTGCTGCACACTTGTTGATATATGCATTCTATATTGTATGTTTGACCAAGGGCCTCCATTTCTTGAGATATTTACTGTTACTACCGGATCAAAAAGATTTGTTATTACATTCTGATTTAAAATGTCTAAAAAATACCGTGTTTTAACTGGAAACTGACTGTTGTTAGCTAAAAAAGGGTAAGCTACAACAGTAAAAACAGCTGCTGGAGTATAATTAAGCACGTTTAAAGTACCATTTGAAGGAACTAAATTTTCAACAACAGCATAACCTCCTGGTATTGCTAAGTTTCCTTCTATCATTAATACCGCGTTACTTGAAGTTGGCTTAGTACTACTATAAAAATAATACCAAGGATAAACTGAGGATATAGATGTAGAATTAGAGTTATATGACGCAAGTGCAGCTATTGGATCATTTACTGTTGCAGCATTTGGAACTGCAGGTGTTCTAGTATCAAGCGCGCCTGTAGAATCTTTGTTAGGATCTCCTTCTAACCATCCAGTGTTAGAATTAAAAGTATCTGAAGCTGTCTGTGTAGTAGTAGGTATACTTGTAGTAAATGATTCACTAGCTGTCCTCGTGTTTGTAGTATTTGGTGTGTTATTATTTGCAAACCCAAATTGACTCGGTAAATTACCAGTTGTTCCTGAGGTAGCTGTTCCCATTGATGGGGTAGATGAACCATTTCTGTTTGTTATTATAGTACCATCAATTCCACCAGAATCTTGTTTTGTAAAAGTTGTACTGGTATTCACAGTTACTGATTGACCTGGCTGATAATAAGTTTGTGAAGGTGACGTTGTTTTAGTTATTGTAAAAAGCGGCCTTTTGTATGTTGGTAGTAAAGTAGGAAACAATAATTTATTAAACAATTCAGTAAAAGTTAAAGTTGATAAAGATGCAGCAGTTTCACTATTTGAAATACCTCCTACTGCTTGAGCATTTGTAGTAGGACTTATTTGAGTATCAAATATAGTATTTAAAGTTACAATGTTACTTCCAGGAGATGTTTCAGCTGCTATTAAACCACCACCATTTAAATCTGTAGGTATTTGTAAACCTTCTAAAGCTGTAGTTAAAGTTGTTAAACCAATTGGTGTTCCTGGATTGTTTGGATCGTCACTATAATCAAATGATTCAACCTCAATAGAACCTCCTGAACCACCGCCTAGTGCAATACACCAAGTAGCTGACGTTGTAATACTACCTGATGAAGATGTTACAGCAATTACTATAGCACCTGTGCCAGCTACATAGCTAGAAACAGTACCTAATATTAAATTTGATCCAGATGTTAATCTTATGCTTTGGCCTTGTGTATATGATAGATTTGTACCTATCGTTAAGCTAATTGTTTGTGTGGTTACTGGAACCACAATAGTTTGTGTTGTACAATCTGCGTATTTATCTCCTCCGGTTCCAACACCTGTATCTCCTATATATCGCCAACCTCTAGCATATAAAGTAGGCATTGTACCACCATTTTGATTTTTTAAAAAAGTTATTGCATCTGAAGATAAAAGCAACAAACCTTGATCATAATTCCAAACCCAACCAACTTCACCATTTATAGTAGCAGCATCAGTAGCTTGAAGCTGCGTGTATGTTGTTCCTACTAAATAATATATTTCTATAGTATAATAAGGTACTGGAATACCATTGACAGGCACACTAGAAGGATTTATCCAATTATTTTTCCTATCACTACTTCTATCAGCTGGATTGTCATAAGAAACATATGTAGTGTCATTACCATTAGTAGCTTGTGTCAACTCATGATAAAGAGGTACTTGCGAAGCGGGTTGAAAATAATTATTAGACACTATATTATACAGTGCTCCACCGCTAGAAGTTAGTGTTACTAAGTTTGCTATAGATGTAGGAGGATTAGCAGTTACAGTATTATATTCTAAAAATATTCTATCTTTAGTTATTTTAGGACTGTTTTCAAGTACAGATTCATACCACTGAAAATTAGTGTTGGCATCAATTACATTAGCTGCTTGTACCTTAAACGTTAACTTACTTACCGCATCACTTGTAAAACCCATTATCCGTCTATTAAAGCTTGATTATATGTTGCTATTATTTTATTAATATCAGAAAACCTTAACTGATAATTGTTTACGACGGTATCATTTACTTTGATGCTTAGATCGCATTTTTCATCTGGTATATTAACCTTTAAAGTTACTTTGTTTTTAAAAATATCTTCCATTTGTTTAAAAATTTAAAGCGCATGTAATACTATTTATTTTTATATTTGGTTCTAAGTATTGTATCTCTACAAATATACCTATGTCTGCTGAGAAGCTTCCAAATGTAGCTTGTACTGAGTTACCACTAGAAGTAGATGCTCTAATAGTAGCACTATGAGTATCTATACCACTTCCTCCATCATTAAAAGCACCTGGACTCCAATATCTATTTGGGTTTGAAGGAGTACTGTTCCAGTTATGTAAGTTTAAAGGAACAGCAGTATTAGCACCAAAGCTAGCTCCACTATTGGATGCAACTCTTCTTATATATATTTTAATATCTTGATTATTTAAAGCATCATTAATATTACTATTACCAGTTCCCCAATTTGAACCAGTAAATGTTAAACTAAATGACGCAAAAGGAAATCCTGTACTAGCACCGTTGCCAAACTGCCTATGGTATACACTAGGCTTATTGAAAGTGCTAAAATTTGTATTTTGACTAGGTAAGTATCCAGTTGAAAAATCTAATTGTGTATTACCATTGCTTAAATCAAATGTATTAGCAGAAATTAGTTCTGCTCCATTATTACTAAACCCATCCACTATTTGGCAAGCATCTTGAAAATCACTATTAGTAGCAGCGTTTGGTTTTGTACCAAATTCTAAAGTTGATAAAGCTGTTTGAGAGTTCCAATTATTGTAGTTAGCTGTTAAACTAGCTTTACTAAGTCTTTTAGATTCGTTATTGAAATATTCAGTTAAATCTGAAGGATTTGTTCCTCCAGGTGTTAATATTAATACGTCTAAATTATTAGCACTAGCTCTGGTAGCATCATTCCAAGGATCTGATATTGTAAGTGTAGAACCACCAGCTGCACCTCTATAAGTATACGCATTAGATTGTATGGTAAAATCATCGTAGTCATACTTTATGGCTATTTTGTCCCAATTATCATTCCATCCACTAACATTTCCATTTGTTGGACTCCATGCTTTATCGCTAACACCAAGCGTGTTCATACCTGATAGAGCAGTAAATGCTAAGTTATTAGCAGCGCTGCCGTTTTTACCTTGAGTATTTCCGTTTATGCCTTGTATAAATTTAGAACTTATACCAAATTTAGAACCAGCAGTCAAGTATTTAACACCACTTAAATATGAATAAATTTGAGTTGATTGTGGTGCTGTAGGACCAAAAGTAACACTAGTCGTGTCTGGGCTAGTTGGATCTGCATCGGCAAAAACATCAGCAAAACTATACGTTATAGCAGTTTTTGGAGTACCTGGATTTGTACCTGGCTCTGGTAGAACTTGGTCTGGCGTAAAAATTATTTCAGCAGAAAATTTACCTCCTACCCTAGGCACTGAATTTAATATATCTTCTATTTTAATTTTAATATTTAATTTAGCTTGGTATTGTGTTGGATCTCCATAAGGATCTACTATAGCCGCATAGTTAGAAACTGTCACTTCTATTTGATTTTGTCCAAATGTAGTATTTCCATCTAAAACCCCAGTGGTCTCATTACGGAGTAGTGTCACACCATCAGCATCATAAACTTTAACTTGAACTTTACAACCAGTAGCGGTTGGTGCTCCTACCGGACTAAACCCTAGTATATATACATTGCTTCCAGGTTTAAACTGTAGTTCTGTTGCAGAGCTAAGTAAATAAGCTGATCGTTCAAGTCCAGTCCAACCACCTGTATCAAAATTACCATTAGTAGAAGGATCACTGATTCTTAATGTTTTTCTAAGTGAAGCAATTGGATCAGCTACAATAGCACCGGTTTGATTAAAATATGGCGGATATGTAGGTGATGCAGGTGGTGGAAAAAATATGTTTACTTGATCAGCATCATTAGGATCTTCTTGAGCAAATACTCTTAAATCATTAGGATCATAATTAACAAAGTTAAATTTTTCATAAGCGCCTGTAAGTTGAGAAGGTGTGCCAGTAGGTCCTGTTTGATTTAAAACTATTATATCGCCTCCGCCTCCAGAACTTTTTTCAACAAGGTTTGTTATGTCCACTCCACCATAGAACCAATATTCTACTACAGGATCAGGCGCAGAGCCTAGAATAATACCAACAGTTAGTCCTTCATATCTATTACCTAATGAAACAGTAGAATCTATTAACGTTCTAGCTGCTGTTATATCCGCAGCGACATATGGACCGTATCTCACATCTAGTGGCGCATTTGTTGCTACGAATATATTATCTGGTAACTGTATCGCCATGCTTTAAGAATTTTTTAGTTGTACTGTTGCTTGTGTAGCTGATTTTAAAGCTATGTATATTTTATAATCAAGAGCCCAAATACCAGTATCGATATTTACCGTGAGAGGTTGAGAAAATAAGTTTGCGTTAGGATCACTTCCTCCACTGGGAGAAGGATCTTGAAATACTGTACCGCCAATGTCTCCTTGAGCAGTTACATTTTCAAACCATTTAGTTTTTGTGGTATTAACATATGGATGAGCAAACCACATCCACTCGCCACCTGATGTAGCATTAAAATTTACTGTAATTGTGTTATTTGACAATGCTAATACTTTATTATACCCTAAACCAGACCCTGCTTCTATAGCTGTTTCAATAGCATTTATAGAAGGTGTGTAACCAGTACTTGCAAAATCAATACCTCCACTACTCACTTTAGATACTCCCCAATAATAAGGGTATATAGCATTAAACGATGCAGTTGAATTTAATGTATCTCCTTGAACAGGATTTCCAGATAAGTTACCTGCACTGTCTTGCAGCTGAGCACCAGTCAATGATTTAGCAGTTGCTGCATATGTTATTGTATTAACAGCAGCTGTATATGAATTAGATATTGTAAAAGTATCACTATATGTTCCAGTTTGCCTCACCTGAGGATTATTAGGGTTAGGGTTGGAGTTTGGAAACTGTGGAGGTAAATCAGCTAAAGTTGTAGGTGTTATTGATATAGGAGTTAAACTAGCTGATGGAGTATTTCTACTTAATGTCATAGTTCCTTCAAATCCACCTGAGTCTTTGTTTACAAAATTTAATGTTAAATTATTAGTTACTAAAGCACCTACTTCTTTGTAGGAATTTATAGAACTAGTAAGTGAAAAAGTTGGCTGAACATAAGTAGGTGGTACAGTTGGAAAAAATATTTTATCTAGTAAATCTACTATATCGTTGCCTTTTAACGTGCTTGCTGCTGTACCTGCTTGTATAGAACCCACATCTTCAACTGTTAAAGTCGAATCTGCCACTACTGTATTATATGAACCAGCTATATCAGCTTGTGTAGAATCTGTAGTGTCTTCAGTTACTGTGTATATTTTTCCAGCAAAATTTAAAACTTTAGTAGGATCAACCGTTGTATTAGCGTCTTTAACAGATATACTTCCTCCGCCACCTCCACCGTCAACATACTCTAATCCAGTCTCAGCTTGATTAACAGCTATTACTTGACCTGCTGTTCCAAAGCCATTTAATCCAGTTAATTGTATTTTAAAGTCTCCATCAAGAGAAACAGGCTCAATAGTTTCTATCTTAGACTTAACATACTTCATTAAAACTTCTAAATCAGTAGTTTTAGTCTTAAAATTAGGATCATTACTTTGTGAGTCTGATAATATTATCTCATCTTTATTAGCTAATGGATCTTTCTTAAAAGGGTATGTTGTTATTATTGGCATTTACCTTCTGCTTAGTTTACCTAACGGTATGTTTAAGGAAATTTTATTATTTTTGTTAATTCTTTCTGCGTTATTAGAAATATTTGAAGTTTTTGATCTACTATATCCTAAACTTATACCTGTTTTTTTATGTGTTAAGTTTGCTCCAAATGATAGATCTTGAAAAGAGTTTGGAGAACCATCCAAATGCTCAGGTTTTGCCCTAGTTTGATCACCAAGGTAGTTTTTAGAATCAGGATTTGTTGATTTATTGAAAAAAGTAGTACCTAAGCCAAGTCCTGCATTAACTCCTAAAGAAAATTTGTTTCCAATTTTACTATTTGCTACTTTTTTAATTCTATCTGTGTTGATACCTGCTTTTAAATTAACTTTGGCATAAGGTTTTACAGCTCTATCGCTTAAATTATTAAAATTTAACCCTCCTTCTATATTAAACTGGTTTGACAATGCAATATCTTTGTTTGTGTTCTGATTTTTATCCCTACGAAATGCTCCTATATTTTTACTAAGACCTATATTAGCATTGAAACCTGTTACTTTTTTATTAAATTGCCCTGTTCCTGGTGTTAATACCATTGCTTTTTCTAATGCACCTGTTTGTGAATTAAATTGAAGGTTGTTCCCTTGTGTATATTTAGGATCTGATCTAAGTAATGAGTTTGGAGCTATAGTAAGATTAGATGTTAAGTTTACAGGTCTATTGCCTGTTCTATCTTTCGATGTCTTTAAATTTCCTAATGGTACGTTTAGCTTAATATTAGTTCTATTATTGCCCATTATACCTATTTTACCCGGCGTTCTTTGGTCTTTGAAATAAGGAGTGAAATCATAGTCCTTCATTTTTTGATCACCACTTATACCTAGCTTACCTGTAGAAGCAATAACCTTTTCATTCAAAGGATTGTTAGGTGTTGTAGTTTTACTCACCTCTATAGTAGGAGTGTTTAACAAATGCTTTGCTCCTTTTCTTCTTCTTCTTCCTCTACGCTGCATAGGGTTATTTGATTTATTGTATGCCATAATTAGTTTTTTAGTCTTAATATAAGATATTACATAAGTTTACTCGTTTTTACCTACTATCATATAATATAAAAGGTGACATTAGCCACTTACTATTCTAGGTTTAACGGCCTATTGTCATGGTTTTTCTAAGCAATAAAAGAAATATAGAAGTAAAGTACTGCACCCCACAATATAATTTTGATAATTTAAAAAAAAACGCAATTTCATTTTGCGGGTCCCCCTTTCTTTAGAATATTGTTTTGATTTCGTCAGATATATCGATGCATCGTTGCGTCAGGCTTTTAAGCTTTCTAATTTTCTATTACTGTTTGACTATACAATCTAAATACGAAGCCACATAGATAATAATAGTATAAACATTAAAACAATTATAAAATGATTACAAACTTAAAATATAATAAACTTAATTCAATTCTAAATAATAACTCTGAAATACATTACATAATTGATTCATCAGAATTCTTTTCAGAAAATAATATTAATCAATCTCAATTCACTAATAATAAATTCATTCTATTTGAATACACATCTCACCTACCTGAAACTATCAAACTATTAAAACAAAACAATATTAACTATTCAATTCATACTGACGAATTAGAATTACAATATATAATAATCTAATTAACTAAATATAAACCACTCACTATAATAAACATCTGATATTCAGGGTAAATTATAGAGAAGTCACGCGATACACCTAACAACTAAAAATAATAACTAAATAAAACTACACTCTTACAAACTAAATACGACAACAAACAGATAATAATAATAACTAAACTAAATATAAATAAATAAAATAAAATAAATATGAAAACTAATAAACTAACAACTAAAAGATTTGTAATCAGAAAATCACTAATCGGTACAAATACAATTATAACTTTTGTAAACAAAAAACAAGAAACTGTTTCTTATGACCATGACGAAATATATTCAACATTTCAAGAAAAGTTTGAAACTATGGCCTGTTTTCAACAATACAAATCTTATACAAACTCAAATTGTATTCCAAAATTTTGTAGAGATTATTCTATAAATGCTTCACATTCTAAATCAGTTCACTCTGAATAGTTAAATAAAAAGTCCAGTTAGTTCTACTCGTTTACTGGTAAATCAAAAATGAACGAGTAAAAGTCGAAGTTGATAGTAATACTTTAACGACTATAAATAACACGAACATATTACTCAACACATAGCTGAAATGGTTTTTAGTGAGATTCGATTTCTCACTCAGTTACAAACTAATTACGACAAAGTGTCGATAATATAATAAACTAAATAAAATAAATAATATGTATAATCCAAATAATCCTTCAAACTGGTCTTGGTCAAAAGCTTTTGACGAAATGAATCAAACAGTAAATCAAGCTGAACTTACTCAACAATGTATAAACCATGTTCTAAATTATCCTGGTGAAGCTAATGGTGTTTTTATGACACTAAACAAAACTCAACAAGATGATGTTTATGAACTACTAAATCAAATATTATGAGTACTAAAGTAATAAAAGGTAGTTATAATTTAAATACTACAATAGATAAAATAGCAATGTCAGAATTTAAAATGCACTATTATCAACTCGGTGACAATGAAAAACAATGGTGTCAAGATGAAATGGTAAATAATAATAAGTGGTTAAATCCACCTTATGAATCTGAAGTAGACAAGTGGGGATTTTAATATAAATAAAATGAAAAAGAAAACAGATTTTACAACAGATGGATTTGAAGTACTAGGTTACTTCTTATTAACAGCAATAACAGTAATATTATTCGCTTACATTACAAATTAAATACGATAACTAATAGATAATAATAATATGAAATATATAAACACAGACAACTTAACAGCTATAAATTACGGTGATGGTAGTATCAAACTACAAATCTTTAACAAACATAAATCTCCTTATGGTTACTCACCTCGCGATCTAGTTGTCTCACTGTTTGGTATATCACTCAAAGAATTTACGTACAACTATGTACAACAAGAAGTAGACAAAGTCTATTCTACTTTTAACTATGACGAAATAGACGAACTAATAAATAAAATAAATAATGAAAATAAATAATATAGCTCCAGTAGTATTTGGAATACTAATGACAATACTAATAATATTCGCAACATCTTGTACAACTACACAAGATATAGTACACAGTCACACTATTAAATATCCATGTCCAACTTTTAAAAATAAGTAATGAAAATAACTAACAAAGAAAAAGACGAAATTACTTGGAGAGTAGTTGACTCACTATATGAAAAACTAGCTAATGAGCTAGAATATGAATTACAAGAACATGAGAACTTCCCAGAAACTAATGATGCTTACTTTGATTTGTTCAATGAAATGACTATAAAAATAGTAAAGTATATGAGAAGTGAACTATTTCAACCAATGACTAACGAAGATTTAAAACAATAATATGACAGAACAAAAAGCAATTGAAGCAATCGCTAATGATATACAGGATGGTATCTACGGTTGGACACAGAAATGTGGAACAGAGTGGCAGAAGTGGACATACTCACTAATGCAAGCTAAGAAAATATATGAAGGTGATTTAATAATAGATTTAAGTATAGAAAATGAATAGAGATAAAGAGTGGGATTTTATAGATGATGAACTACAACAAGTAGAAGATAATAGATCTTTGCTAGCGACTTTTGCACTAGTAGTTAAAGAACTAGCTATAAAACATCCTAATAATCAAGAACTAGGTGCAGAAGTAAGAAAACTAATACAAGATTACAAACTAAATACGAACACTAATAGATAATAATAATATGAAAACAATTAAATTTTACCCAAGCGACAGATCACTAATCAATTTAGATGGCAAATTATTAAGAGGTTACACTATAGATAGTATACCAGACAACATAAACTCATGGTTTAACTACAAAGGTCTAACTTACGTAACAAGTTGACAAACAACTGACGAAATAGTGCCTTACAATTTAAAATAAGGTCAGCTCATACTTAAACAGTATGGGCTTTTCGTGGTATGAAGTGTAACCACAATATTCCACAAGCAAGATTAGATCTTGGCTATAAAGTCTGTGTCGAGTGTTCAACTGAAGAAAAACTCGGTTGTATTGACACTATCAACCATAAAACTGGCAATACTGTTCAAGTAATGTCACGTGAAGATGCAGACAAAGCTAGTAAGCTTACAAAACGAGCAGGTTTTGGTATACTAAGATCTATGGCAGGTGGTTCAAGTCAACGTAAAGCTAAGTATAAATACGATGGATGCTCAACTACTTATGTAGGTAACGACGTAATGTTCGAGCAAATAGGTAAAACTTACATCGATTTCTTAGATGTTGACAAAGAAATTGCAGAGCGCTATCTCGATCGAGCGCTAAACAATCTAGAAATATCTCAATTACAATATAATAAGATAAAGCTAGTTTGTTACAATCTAAATACGATCACTATTGGATAATATATATAAATAATATATGAATAAAATAACAAAACAACTCGAAAACTTGTATTCTTGGACAAAATTCTATCAAGATCGAGGTAATAAAGAAGCAATTAGAAAATGTCAAACTGAAATCGCACAGTTGAAACAAGCGTTTAACAAATTAAAAACTAAAAAATGAAAGATACTAACGCTATCGAACAAGCATTAAAAGATAAATGCAAAAAAGAAATAAGCAAAGTAGTTGATGTTTTCATGAATGAACTTGAAGTAAAAATCAGAGGTGAATATAATTCTAGTAATTTTTACGACTTTACACCACCAAATAATGGCGACAAAAGAGCTTTTCACGTAATGGGTACTGAACAACTTAGAAATGTACTATTTAGAATGGTTTCAAACGCTCATCTTGAGTCTATGGTTGCAGTTAAATCAAAAGAATTAATTAAAAAACTTGAATTAGTATGAAACAAAGAACACTAAACGAAATTAGACAATCAAAAGAGTATCAACAAGCTAAAGGTCACGCTGCAGTAGCTTTAGAAGAAATTAAAGCATATAAAAACCCTTTTGAACACGAAGAAGTAGATAAAACTGTTGATCAAATTGTAGAAAAGTTAGACGGTCACATGTATGACTTAATATTTCAAGCAGTTTGTGATGAAATGAATAATCACTATGTGTTTGACTCATCAGAATACTTAACAGAATCAGGTTTAGAGCTATTTGAAGACGAATGGTTCGAGTTTTATCATGAAAATCACGGTAAAATTATACATAAACTAATTCAAAAACTAAAATAATGAACTACTCATTAAACTTTTTAAAACAAACGGCAAGTGATTACGATATACCTTTAAACGAGGTAAAACGTATTAGAGAAAACAACAGTAAATTAGATTTTTACAACGCGCTTGAACAATACTTAATAAATAAACGAGAAAACTTAAAATAATGAAGAAATTTAACGGAATGGAGTCACATCTTATAATAGATGCACTTACTTTTTATGTAGCTCAAGTTGAAAGCGATATATTACAGATGGAAAAAGAAGGTAAACAATCTATATTTGCACCTGGTTTTTATACTCAAATATCAAAAGAGCTAAAAGATAAAGTAAAATCTATGACTAAAAAACAAATTACAAACTAAATACGAATACTATAAGATAATATAAATATGATATACGATAAACTTAAACCACATATCAAAGCTAAGATGAAAGAAAATGCTGAAGAGTATAAATCTGTCAACTGGCTACTTGATAAACTTAAAACCAAAGACAACTATTCTGACTTAACTATTGAGCAGATAAGATCTATATGCACATTTAGCGATGTATTTTATTATGATCTTACGCAAAAAGAGTTAATATGGGGTGATTGGCTAATAAAACAATAAATATGAACGAAGAAAAACTAGCTTTAGAAACATTAAAAGCACTAGGTGCTAAAGATACATCAAGTCCATCTCAAATAAAAAGAGGTACAACTTGCTTTACATTACCAACAGGTGATTGTGTATCTGAACACAGAACAGGTTATATTAGAAAAAATCTACTACACAAAACTGGTGGAATATATACTTGTTATCAACTAAATCCACAATATAAGACAATTGAAAAGTCTATAAACTGGAACGGTAAAGAAGTTGAATTTGAAAGAAACAACAGAATGTTAATCTGGAATAGAGCTGAAAGACTAAAAAGACTTGTACTATACACAATAAAGCAAATAAATAAGTCAAATGCATAAAGATAAAAGAGATTTAGCGCTAATATTGGCAGTTTTAGCGCTATTAATCTATACAATTTTACTAACTGTCTCAATACTAAATTAAATAATATGACACTAACTGAAGAAAAAATGATTAAAATAGCTAAGAAAGCTCTTGGTTTAACAATAACTGACAGCTTTAATGATGGCTGTGACTTGTATTGCTACAATGAATCCACCGTAGATGGCTATGATGTATGGGTATTGACTCATAGTTTAAAAGATATAAACATCTGTGAAAACGTATACTATTATGAATCTGATCTAGCATCTGCTGTTATGGAAGAAATACAATACAATGGCGGTAGCGAAACTCTATTACATATGGATGAATACCTATGGGATGACTTATACATGGATGATGCAATGCTTGAACATTTTGGTGAAACTATCGACGACATTATTGAAAATAATGATGAAGAAGGTTATGGCTTAACGTCAGCTGAAATACAAGAATTAAAAGATGAATATGGCTTAGAAGCCGAAGAAATTGAAGAAACTGTTAGTTAGTTAATAGTAGTTTAGTTTCCACGAATAGCAAAGGCATCGCGCCGCGGCGTAAGCTCGTACTCAAAAGGTACGGGCTTTTCGTGGTATGAATAATATAAATATGATGAAAGCGTTTATGTTGTTAGGAGATCTATCAACTAAACAAGGTGAAGAACTGTCAGACATGGCAGTAAAATACCAAGAAAAAATAGCTTTTGCTACAATGAGAGCTAGTATACCTGATTGGCAACCTCCAAATAATTGGAATCAATTAAGTAATGCAGAAAAGCATAAAAGACTTAAAAATCTAAAATCAGTATAATACAAACTAAATACGATAACTAACGGATAATATTAATATGAAAGAAGACGAAATACAACGACTAGCTGATCTAATATTCGACAGAATGATGGAAAAGCAAGAACAAGCTGACATAGAGTATGCAGATCAAATACAAAGCTTAATGAATAATGGGTATGTTATTAATGATATAACCGACAAACTAGGTATTAACGAAGAAGAAAAACTAGTTGGCGAGCTAGCTAAAATGCAAACTATAATGATGATTCTTGAAGACAAAGAAGAATACGAAAAAGCAGCTATAATACTAAAGAAAATAAACGTAATAAATAGAAAATTAAATAATGGAAGTGGAAAATATTAAAGCAATGCTTGCTCATAAATACAATGAGGACAAAGCAGATTACCCAGCATTTATACAACCAAAACTAGACGGCGTACGTTGTCTATTTACTGCCAAAGGCGCGTTCTCTCGTGCTAATAACAGGTTTATGAATGTAGAACACATTGAACAGGCTTTAAAGCCTTTCTTTGCAAAAAATCCTACAGCTATACTTGACGGCGAGCTGTACAATCACGGACTAAAAGATGACTTTGAAAAGATTATCTCATTAGTTAAGAAGAAAAAACCAACAGATGCTGACAA